AGATTGAAGTAATCCCCTTCCCCAAACATCTAGAAGGTAAGTATCAAGAATATACATGTGCAGATACCTCGTGGTATTCACACGACTATACAGAAGTTAAGCATTACTTGCATAGGAAATAAAAGAAGTTATTGCATACTTGGGTTCTGTTATGGGAACAGTTCCTTCATGTGGCCAAAGATAGTTACAGGGAAATATACAAACATCTCCTCTTCTAGCTGGTATCTTTCTATCTTGAAGATGAAAGTAAGTTTCTCCACCCAACTCTACGTCATTTAGATAACCTACAATACCAAATACCCTGTGAACATTCACCCCAGGCCCTTGATCCTGATGTTTAGAGAAAAATCCTTTACCTTTGTGATACACACGAACACAATAGTCTCTAAAAACTAAAGGATAATCTTCTGGTGGAACTGGACACTCTTCAGCATATCTATCATAAACTTCAAAATATGCTCTAGATAACAAGTCCGATACTCTGTCATCTGGTTTTGGATATATTTGTCTAGTATCTTTAAAATCTTTTACAACGTGATTTAGTCTATCATTAGATGGTTTTCCATAAACAGCACCATCAACATGTCTATCTTCTTCTTCCCAAAACCACTCTATGATATCCTCACACTCTTCTTTCGATAATACGTTATAAACCTTAATTAGATCATCCGTATTCATAATAGATCTCCAGGCATGATCCTATGTGAATCCGAATCAGAATGTTCTGTGCTAAACTCAAATAGTTCAGTATCCTCTATCGCAAACATACGATGCTTTAGACCTATGGGTACATGAAACTTATCTCCTCTGTTCAGTATTGTTATATCTGCTTTCTCAATATCCATATCCCAACCATGATATAATTTTATCTTACCGCTCTGAATAAAAAATACTTCGTCTTTTAATTTATGATAGTGCCATGAACACTGTTTATCTTTTGCAATAAACAAAAGTTTACCACAATACTTCTCGCAGTTTGCGATCCATTTTTCATATCCCCATCCCTTTGGCACATACTTGATAGGTTCTGCCGCACGAGCATTACGAGGTCTTCTACTTGGCCCTAAAGAAGTCATCAGAGTTTACACCTTTGTCATCAATAAAGAAATCAGCATGTGGTTTACCTAATATCAATGAATGATATTTACATCCCCAATCTTTAAGTTGTTTTTCTGTAAGATCAAATAATAGAATAGATGCCTTTGTACTTGCATCTGGATCATCACCAAATCGACCCATACCCCTAGCGGTAAAGTAAGTGATATTATGACCTTCATCATATAACTTATTTATCGTAGCAATCCTATCCCACCACGGCATTGCCTTGTGGTAATCCCTACCCACAGTTGGACTACAGATAGTTCCGTCTATATCAACACAATATCTCACTCTTCTTCTACCTCTTCTAGTTCAAGTGATTCAATAGCATCATGTGGAACCTCATGTTGTCCTATCCTGTAAAAATGTTTTTCTTCACCAGTATGATCTTTTTTTATGCCAAGGTATGCAATGTCCTCACATGTATTTTCTCTTAACCATGCTTGCAATCTATGATGCATTAAATCTTTTGAACTAACTTTCATTTTCTTCTCCTATTGAGTCTATATCTTTTTTACTCAGTCGGTATGCGCCAGGGTGCGTTACAGATATTGCTGCAGCCTTATTTGCATAATTGATTGCATTTTGCATACTTCTTGTTTTTAAAAATTTGTAAACTAAAGCTGCAAGGAAGGTATCACCAGCACCACATACATCAAAAACTTTGACTGGTTGTGGTTTATATATCATACCATTCCATAATGCACCACCAGATCCTAAAGTAACGATTAGATGATCATTATTGGGTAGATGGTCTTGTATAAGATCATCATACTCTTTCTTGTTTATTTTCCAGTATACATTATCTTTCTGGAAAAGGCGACGTTTCTTTGTATCCACAAATACTGGTCTGTTAATATTGTTACATATTATCCAAAGATCCTCCTCCGAAAGATATCCTTTGTCATAATCTGAAATAACAATGGCATCAGGATTCATATGCATGAAAGCCATTTTTAGTTCTGCATTGGCAATTCTACTCACCTTTGGAGTTTCATCCAATCTCATCAACTGATATCCACTATTAGAATCTACAAATCTGGTTTTTATTATTTCTTCTCTCTGAGAAAGCAATACAGTATTGACACCGAATGCTTTCAGATTCATCTCAGTGTTGGCAGCCATACCTGGCTTCTCTTCTATTTTTGTTTTATCTAATACTGGAACTGGTTGTTCTGGACTGATTCTTTTGCACTCACCAAAAACATACTTATCAGTACACTTATCACCAATAACAATTACATTATATTGAGCCACGAATCTTAGTAATAATATGTGATGTTGAGTAATTTAATCTTGGCAAAAATCTAACTTCTTTGGCAAATTCTACACCTACCACATCTCCTCCTTGCCAATCATCACCCAGTAATAGTATATCAGGTGTATATAATTTTATCAACCCCTCTAGTTCTTTTCTTGTATTGAAATATAATACTTCATCAATATATCTTATCGCTTGTAACATGGAAATTCTGTCACATAAATTGTTGACGGGCTTAGACGCACCTTTATCTTGACGTATCTTTTCATCTGTATCTGTTGCTACTATGAGTTTATCTCCTAGAGATTTTCCCACTTTAAATAATTCTATATGGCCTGGGTGTAGAATATCAAATGTTCCGTTACACCATACTATTTTTTTATCCATTCTTACCAAACATCTCCTTCAATAATATTTTCTGTGGTGTTGCCTCCTCTACGTTACTATCTAGCGTTTTAAGATAGTTCTTAAATCTGTCCACTAGATCTACTGTGTCAGGATACCAATATGTTTTCTTATTGATTTCAGGCATCAACTGTAACAACCATATATGCCAGTTAGTGCCACCAAAGAAAGAACTAATTTTATCGGTCTGTAGTGTATCACGATTTGGATCTTGTATTTGGTTTTCCATCAGTAGTTGCATACCTGATTTTTCGTGACATAATCTTACATAGTCCCAGAACTTACCCTTACGTTCACAATAAGAATAATGCATATTGACATAATCAACGGCAGTTTCAAATGAAGCTTTCATTCTAATATTATAAATGTCAGGTTCAAATTCTGGATTGTAAATACATCCATATAAAGACTCTTCCAAATATTGACAACCTCTTATCATCATCGCAAGACCAGTGCTTTCTAATGGTTCTATAAATCCAGCACTCAATCCTATAGAAACTACATTACCTTTCCAAAACTTATCAAGCATCTGTGGTTTCCAATCTAACAACCTCATATCTTCTGGTTTGATTCTACCATTCCAGTGTTCTGAAAATTGTTGTGCTACCTCATCTGGACTTGTGATATTTTTATTGAAACAATATCCTGTTCCTATTCTAGATCTTGTAGGTATTCTCCATCTCCAACCATGTTCCATGGCCTGACAATCTGTATAAGGATGCATTTCCTTGTCTGGATTCTCATACTTGACTCTACCAGCAAGTGCAGCATCTATGAATAGTCTATCACTCAAATCTACATTATTATCTTTACCAATTAGTAGTTGATTCCAACCAGTGCAGTCTATGAATATATCTGCCGTTATCTCAGATCCATTTTCTAAAATTATCTTCTCAACTTCGTCTTCTACTTTTACTACTGTCTTAACATCTGATTGAATATAATTACATATTTGATTACAGTTGTCATGTAAAAATGTAACTAATTTTCCACAATCTATCTGGTAGGCATAAGTATCTTTTATGAAATCTACTTCTATGCAATTATTCATTGCAGAACTATACAGAGGAGATATGTCTTTTATATCATAATCATTTTGGTAATTAGTCCAAATATCATACATTGGAACTTTCTTTTCACCAATACTAGTAAATCCAAATGGATGCCAAATAACTTTATCTTCTCTTCCCCAGCCTGGAAATAATATACCAGCTTTAAATGTTGCGTCAATTCTATTGATCCAATCTTCAACTTTGAATCCCATCATTTCCATTACGCCTGGGAAACTTAGGAGTGTCGCTTCTCCAACACCAACTCTTTCGGGTTTATACTTATCAATGATGGTTACATCCATTTTGGCTCCCCATCTTCTACTGAACCAAGATGCAGTTATCCAACCAGCACTACCACCGCCAACTATAACTATTTTTTTAACTTCTTTCATAGTTGAGAATAATACATGTATTTAGCTAGACCTATAGATGTGCCTGCATCACTACTTACTGGTTCGATATACAGTTTAACATCTTTTGGTAAATGTTTCAAGTATTCATAATTTGCAACACAGTTCAAAGCACAACCACCAGTCAATACTATATTTTTTGATTCACATTTTAAAATAAAATCTGTCATCCATTTCTCAAAATCTTTTTGGAGTCTGTAAGCAAGATTCATAAACCTTTGATCCTTTATATTGACTTCTTCTGGAAGATAATCGTATGGAATAAAGTTGGCACTATATTTTGTTCTGTAAAATAATTTAGAGTTAACTCTACCATCTATTACAAAAGGTTTTATGTTTGGATCTTCTTTTCCATATGGTGCTAGACCCATAACTTTACCCGATCCTAATTGTCCGAATCCAAGATAGTCTGATATAGATGCGTATGCCATACCTACACCCATAGGCCAGTAACCATGTCTATCTGTTTTTGTTCCGAATCTGGATGCTCCTTGTCTCTCTAGTAATTTAATTTCAGCTGGTTTTTTAATATGCCATCTTGTAGCACATTCATGGTTCTCTTCATCAAAAAAATTACCTAATCCATCCACTACAACTACATCTGCTTCTTCAAATCCAGAATTATAGAAACCACAACATGCATGTAGATAGTGATGTTGATTGTAAGTTCGATAATCGTGGTCTGGTATCTTTTTTCTGAAGATAACATCAAAGAAATTGCAAGTGTCTCTCAATGAATAATCGTGATATTCTAATCCAGTAACACCAGCAAAATTACTTTCTTGTAATTCCATCACAGTTTTTACTGGCATATTATCATGTTTCTTTCTACTAAGACGTTCTTCTTCTAAAAACATATCTATTTCACCATTCACACACCGACAGAAAGAGGCGTCATGGGTTACATTTACGCCAACTGTCTCCATCAGTTCTTCACTTCGATCATAAGACCGTATTCAGGCAAATAGAGGTATTCTATCAAACTATTTGCAAGAGTCCTTAGAGCGTCGTCTAGGGTCTCTACAAGAGGTTCTCCTCCCAGATTAAATGATGTGTTGAATATTATAGGACATTCTGTTTTCTCATAAAACTTTTTAATTAAATTATAGTAATGAGGGTTGACATCTTCTGTTACTGTTTGAATTCTACATGTATCATCAACGTGAATAATTGCTGGAATTTTTTCTTTGATTCCGTCCTGACACCTAACGGCATACATCATAAATGGAGTATCATCCATACCACGAAGATCAAACCAGTCATGGACATGTTCTTTCAATATTGATCCAGCAAAAGGTCTGAAATATTCACGACGTTTGATAGTATTGACATGATCTTTTCCTTTTGGATCTCTAGGATCATACATGATAGATCTGTTGCCCAATGCACGAGGCCCTGCCTCAGATCTACCTTGAAACATTGCAACAATGTTTTTGTTAATTATAAGATCTACTGCATCTTCATGGTCAGCTTCAAATATTCTAGTTGCATCATAGTAAGTTGCTAAATTTGCAATATACTCTTTATCGTATTCATACTTAGGCCCATAATATAAATCAGTAATCATTGGTTTGACCTCCTTACTCTTACTTACTCTTTGGTACTGTAAATATGCTGCACCAATAGCCGTGCCAGCATCATTACTTACTGGTTCTACGAATAGATTGATACCTTCGTCTTTTAGTTGTTCAAGATACCAATAGTTTGCAACACAGTTTAATCCATATCCACCTGATAGAACTACATTCTTTTTACCACTCATCTTAACTGCCTTACGAATCAAATCTAAAACCATTTGTTCTGATTCAGTTTGAACTGCATATGCTAAATCTCTACGACTTTTCAATTTAGTCAAGTCAGTTTCGGGTGTCATATCAGGAGGATTTTTAAGTTCCGTAAATCTACCTTGATTAACTACTGCACCATTCGGATAAGTAGGAACAATTAAATCTCTATTGGCAGTTGTCCAATCACTCATGCCATCATAATTTGTGTAGATGTCTGGTATGTTTAAATTTTGACTACCATATGGGAAAAGTCCCATAGTCTTACCAGCTTCAATAGGAGCCCATCCACAATACTGAGTTACTGCCTCGTATGCTTTTACTATACCAGCAGACTCATCTAAAATTAATTCGTGAGTTCCATCTTTTTCTTCATAATATTCAGAACTAAAGTTCGGTATCTTAATAGAAGCCCATGGCCCTCTACCTCCTTGATGTTTATATAGAGTGGTAAATTTATCTGGATAATCGCAATCTATTATAGTCTCTAATTCCCATGTTATGACATCATCTCCCTCAATATGCATCGGTATAAATGTTCCAGCACCATCCACAATAACAGAAACTGCACTCTTAAATCCTGATCTAAAGAAAGCACAGGATGAATGAAGTTTATGATGCATGTGACTCATATCAATCACCTGTGGGTGTTTGTAGAGATCTGCCTTTCTATCAATCAAACCTAACTTTCTTGCTAGACCTGTGTACATATTCTCGCCAGTAAAGTCTATAGTACCAGCTTGATCTAATGGTTGTGTATGTGCAATTACGAGATAGTCTAAGGTATTGGTATATTCCAATATCTTAACCATAGAGGCGAGTGGGCCTCCATCATATTTTTTTCTTGATAGTCTTTCTTCTTCTATGGAGAGAACAAGTTCACCATCTTTTAGTAAGCAAATACCAGAGTTATGACCTCTAGCTATTGCAGCAATCCATTGAGTCATTATTTTTGTTCTATTTTTAATGCCTGTTTATCTGATTTTAACAGATTTTTTATTTCTTGTTTGAATCCTTTGTTACTGGGTTTTTGTTTTGGTTTATTTAAAGTGAAACTAGGTTTAGGAGCTCCTGAGAATGGCATTGTTGTTTCAGTTGGAGCCATTTGTTGTCCACCAGCCAACTGAAATGCATCCTGTTTAGGTTGTTGTGTAGAACAAGCTTGTTCCTGTTGTTGTGGAGGAACAAATGTGCCAGTATATGCTCTTGGTTTACCTAATCTTTTCTTACAAGAATCTACTACTTGTTTGATCTGATCTTTACTTAACTCCATAGCCTGATCATTGAAACGATCAACTCTCTCATCCATAGTAATTCTGATTGGTGCATACTCTCTACGACCATTTCCAGCATCAATTATATCAAAGTCTTTATGGCCAGGATAACTGATATTTTCTGGATATGTGGAACCAACAACTACAGTAGCAGTTTTATTAAGAGCTCTTGCAATATGTTGACCCATACTATCACATCCTAAGAAGTGATCTGCAACGTCTATCACAGCAGACCATATTCTCATGTCACTGATTTGTGGTCTTGCTACTTGGTGTTTAGAATTATTTTCATTTTCTTCAAGTGGAAAATGAAATTCACTCATTATGATTACTGCGTAATCTTTTTTGAGTTGATTTATAATATCACAAACTCCAGCCAAAGACATACTTCTAGAGGTTGGATCTGCCATAAATTCACCAACCTGTTCGATAGATCTACCAAAGGGTTGAACCACTACAACTTTGTCTTTTTTAGTTACTGATTTTACTTCTTCTACAATATTATATCCAGCAATAACCTCCATCTTATTGAGTTCTATTTTAGGTGCAGGCAATTCTCTAGGTTCATCTAAACCATTAATTGCCATGTCATATGCCTGTGACAAATTACATTTCTGATTGTAATAATGCCATATCCTATATGGTTCTGGACTCTCGCAGTCTCTCTGTTTTATATGTTCTTGGAAAAGATTTTTATGCCAATGATCGTATACTTTACCATCTAGTGTTGGATGTCCTTTGAAGAAGTCTGTACCACCCTCACACACAATAATAAAGTCGTCATTGTTCTCTGCATATTTCTCAAATGCAGGGATTGAACTTATAACTCTACCAGCCCCACCATTAACAAAAAACGCTTTCGATCTCATAGTTTTCATAATTCCTGTACTATATAGTCACATAAAAAATACCTGTGCCAGACGAGGATGTTGTTTATACATTGTCCTAGTTAAGTCAGCACCATGAGTATGTCGTGCCTCGTATAATACCATTCTATTATATTTCATCTCACTTGTAAACATTATATCTTTTTTGATGTTGTAATCCTTACCATAAGCATGATCTTCAATAAATTTGTAAAACTGTGTCCCACCTTCACACTCATCATCTTTGTTTAAGTATACCAACGCAGCCCATTTTGATTCAATGTTGTCTTTGTGGTGAGTGTAACAATAAACGGTACTGGTAAATCTATTCATAATATCTTCATGTGTCGTGTGATTGACCATGAATTTCATATTGTCCCATTTTTCTTGGAACTCGGTATCATCATATTCTAGATTTTTCCATTCTGTATGTTGACATAATTTAGAAAATACTGGTCTAAGATTGTCAATCATATCTTGCCTATTCTCTACAACTCTAGATCCTACAAGACCTCCACAATATTCTTTATCATTTGTTCTTTTACATGATAAGGCAAACTCCCTCACCTCATCTGGATTTTTATAAAAATTGTCTACTATAAAAACTTTTCTATAAATGTAACCATAATCATTGTGTTTACTATGATCATAGCAACGTTGAATGAAAGGATTCTCTACAGAATTTACTTCAAACATGGTTTTAGATAATAAAAAAGATCCCCTAGAGGATCTTGAATTAATTTATATATAAAATTTATTTTATGCGCCAGGTGGTTTCCATGCTGGAGTAAGACTAGCATCACCATCAGCAGGGTCTGTTGGAGGATCTACATGCAATGGGTTCTGTGGGAACATCATATCTGCAATGTTTGGTTCAACACCAGCTGCTTGCATTTTATTTGGAAGGTCTCTTAACTGTTGACGCCAAGTTTTAAGTTTGGTCTTCATGTCATCAGGCATGTCTTCTGCAATTTGAGAATCACTTGATTCTAACTCTCTATTTCTGTGTTCTCTAACCATATCCCAAGTCTTATCTTGGTCAGCACCATTCAACTTTTCTTTAGCTGTAAATGCTTTTATGGAAATGTCATCAGGGCCAGCAGAGCCTGGATTTGCAACTGTGATACTCTCAAAATCATAGATGTCATCTGGGAATAGTGTTGCACAATATGTAAATCTTTCATATCCATCAGATGACATATCTGGTGAGCCTGGATGATTAACTACCTGATCTAGAGGAACATCTCTACTTTCCTCTTTCTCATCGATAACTGGGCCTCTGAGTTGACAGATAAGTGTGTGTAGATTTGATCTAGCACAGTCTACTTCATACCACTGAACTACGTCAGCTGGTTTTGGACGACCATCTGCAATGTCGTCTTCTGTAAGTGGGCCATACTTTTCTTTACCATCTGCACCGATCTGTAACCAGATCTTGTCAGGGCCATCATATGTTTGATCTCTCTGCTTACCATCACTGAATGAATGGTCTACCAGAAAGCTGTTCGGCAATGATAGTTGCCATCCTTGTGAAATAATTTTTGTTGCCATTTGGATTTATTCGGGTTTACTCCTTCGGCACTATTTATAAAAAAAGAGGGTCTATAACCCCCTTTTGAAAAATTTTCTTGTTCGGATTAGACGTAAGTGATCTTAACGAGTCCTCCTCCACCTTGTCCACCCTGTCCACAGGCACCTGATCCACAGTATGAAGTTATACCTCCTTGTCCGCCATGTGCGTATGGAACAGTCCAACAACCACAACGTATCCAACACTGTCTAACACCATAAGCAACACCTAGAGTTCCGATGAATGGAGCTCCAGTTGGAGTAGCGTCATTGTTGAAGAAACAGTGACAGTTGAAACCGCCAGGTCTGTATGATGTACCAGCGTGGTTGCCCATTGCGAACTCTCCGCCATGGTAGCCAGGTATGTAACAACAGTTTTCAAAGTGTGCGTTACACTGATCACCCCAAGCGTTAGTGTAACAACCTCTTGCACCACCTATGGCACAGAAGTTAGAAAGATTATATCCATTTACATAAGAGGAACATCCTTGACATCCCACACATTCTCTTGAACAACATCTGTAAACTCCACCAGCACAGACGGTATATACACATCCACCATTTGTACTATGAGTTTTTGTATTGTAATATCCTCCACCAGCTGCGTGCCAGTTTCCACAACGGTTACAGTTACATTCTCCGTGTCCGTTACCTCCAGCACCCCATACTTCCCATGTAACTCTTGTTACGTTAGTTGGAACAGTCCAAGCACAACAGCAACCAGTAGTGCAAACCTGATTGGGAGCACCGTGAATCCATTTAACACACCAGTTCGAGAAAGTACCAGATGCAATAGCGCTAGATGGTACACTTCCAGCAGCTACCTGATCGCTCGAAATTTGTTTATAACTTGAATAAGAAGCCATTTACTTTCCCTTAGAAGTATGTAATTTTAACAAGACCACCGCCACCAGTACCGCCTTGTCCACAGTGACCATTTCCACAGTATGTAGTCATTGCGTTTTGTCCTCCGTGACCATAAGGAACAATCCAGCAACCACAACGAATCCAACATTCTCTAATTGATTGTGATGAATAAGTTCCAATCAAAGGCGCAGAAGTAGGAGATTGTCCATAATGATAACAGTGACACCAACCTCTGTAGGTATCATGTCTAGAGTTTGACCATGCGGAAGTGTGGTTTCCAAATCCGAAGTCTCCTCCATTTTGTCCAGGCTGTCTGCAACATGCATTGTCAGATGTACAAGCCTCAGTCCAACTTGTGTTGGCATTTCCTCTCTGTCCACCAATAGCACAGAAGTTTGATAAGTTGTATCCATTTACATAAGAAGTACAACCCATGCATCCATAACACTCTCTAGAGAGACATGGATAAACACCAGCAGCACAAACGGTATATTGACAATTACCATTTGTCTCTATCATCTTAGAGTTGTAGTATCCACCCTGAGCAGCTTCGTAGTGATGACATCTGTTACATGAACATGCACCAGTACCATTTCCACCAGCACCCCACATTTGAATCCACATGTTCTGTACGTCACTTGGTACAGACCAGAGGCAACAACAGCCAGGTGAACAACGACAAGGTGTTCCGTGGAACCACTTGACACCGTAGGATGAGTTGGGAGAACCACTAAACTTGGTTGCCGTTACGGCAGATCCAACAAATTGATCTCCATTTACTATCTTGTATGATGAATAATTAGCCATTTGCTATCCTAGACGTAAGTAATTCGTACCATTCCAGAGCCGCCTTGACCGCCCTGTCCACAGTGACCACTACCACAATATGTAGTCATGGCACTCATTCCACCTGTTGCATAAGGAGCAGTCCAACAACCGCAACGTATCCAACACTGGTCTAATTGATTTTCTGTACTTGCTACCAAGAATGGAGCTCCAGTAGTACATGTGTTGTTAACATCACCAGTACAGTGACAGTTCCAGTGACCTGAGAAACCGTCTTGGTGTCCTACCATTGCGAAGTCTCCTCCCCAAGTTCCAGGCGATACACAACACCAGTGTCTTGAAGTACATGCAACAGTCCAGTCAGCGTTTGCACAACCTCTTGCACCACCATGAGCACAAAAGTTACTTAAGTTATAACCATTAACGTATGAAGAACATCCGTTACATCCGTTACACTCTCTAGAACAACATCTATAAACTCCACCAGCACAAACTGAATAAGTGCAACCAGCTTTTGTAGATATTGTTTTAGTATTGTACGCACCACCAGAAGCACCTTGGAAATGTTGACATCTGTTACATGAACATGCACCGTTTCCATTACCACCAGCACCCCAGAGTTCAAAAGTTACCTTTTCAACTCCAGAGGGAACTGTCCAAGCGCAACAGCAGCCTGGAGTGCAGTAGCAAGGATGACCGTAAATGTGTTTTACGCAATACCTTGGTGCCACACCAGACTGTAACTTGGAGGCGTCAATAACACCATCAGGCAACTGGTCTGCTCTTATTTGTCTATATTGTCTATAGTTGGCCATTTACGATTCCGAAATGTGTAGTAAAAATCATAATATAGATCATCAAATATTAGATGGAGAAGATTCTCCAACCATATGTGTCACCTGAGAATACCAAACTAAATGCAGCACCTTCTGTATTAACAGTTAGGTTTGCAGAGTCACCTTGAATTGGTTTTCCGTTACGAGAAACTGTCAATGCGTTAGAATCAAATGTCTTCGCAACGTCATAGAATGTAATTTTTGCACCTAAGTCAGGAGATGCAGGGAGTGTTAATGTTACACCGCCACCAGTTGTGTTAACAAAGTAGTTTGAACCAGCTTCAACAGTTGTGCTTGAACTTACAGTACTGTATGACTCAACGCCTGGCTGAATCCATGTTGTACCGTTGTAGTATTCAAGAGCACCTAATGTAGTGTTGAATCTTAACGCACCAGTGTTGAACTCATCGTCAACGCCGCCAGGTCTTTGTCCAGTTGTACCTACAGGAGGTGTCATTGCCTTAGTACCCATCTTCGCACGAGTTAAGAATCCCTTAACCGCAAATTCAGTAGGACAAGCAGTGTTTGAGTTACCAGCGAGTGTCTCATCAGAGGAGAATTCGTTGATCGCCTCACCGACCTGACCACCAATCGCACCAAGTCTCAATTCTGTCAAACCAGAAAGGTTGAACGCAGAAGCATCCAATGTAGCACGACCAGTCAACTGGTCAACGGAGAAGAAGTCTCCAACTCTGAAGTTACCACCTTGGTCGGTTGATACGAAGAA